CATCTTGAACCACGCATCGGAACGTTGTTCAGGATAAGTCTTGTTGAAAAACTTCTCCGCTTGGGGATGCATACTAGTTAGCATAGGGCTCTAATGTTTAAGTGGAGGACTTGGTAGGCGTCTTCTTCTTGCGTGATGATGTTGACTTCTTAGGCTTGGGCTCCTCCTTAACCTGAATAACTTCTTCAACTTCGGAGACGGCAGCCGCTGCGACCGCGACGACCTCCGGTTCTGGGACCGGCTCCTCCTTGACCACCACGGGCTCCGGAACGGGCTCCGGAACGGGCTCCGGGACAGGCTCGGGTTTTTTCGGGATCAACTCGCGAAGACCATCAACATCCACGACCTTGTCAAAATGATGGCAGTACTCATTAAATACACGCCCCTTGGCTTTCTCAAAAACAACTACATCTGGACCGAAACTTTTGACATCTTTAATAGATTTAATAGGATAAGGATTAATTACATCAACCTTGGTTTTGGAAGACTTAGGACCCCATGCACGAAGTTCGTGGTCTGTGCATAGCTCGTGGACTGTCATTGAACTTGGACTGATAAGGGCGACCTTCATTATTACTTTCTGTGGACATTTTTAATCATGGCATTGGGTCGCTTGGATGGAACCAGTCTCTTTTCAAGTTTCTCCTCTAGTCGCTTCAAGGTGAAATAGGCACCAGCCTGTTCGGCTTCCTTCTTGGTTGACCCCTTGCCTGTCCCCCACTGATGCCCTTGAACATAGACACCAACTCTAAACTTCGTGACATCCACATGGTCTAGCTGACGATATTCAGGGAGATCCCACTTTTGAGCCTGGCATACGCGCATCAGGATGTCCTTGTAGTTGTCATCCACCATCAGGCGATCCAGGCGAATGAGGTCTGGGTTATCCAGGACACCCAGGACGAACTTCTTGGCTTCGATCATCCCGAGGTCCAAGTAGATTGCGCCCACAAATGCTTCGAAAACATCTTCAAGAATCTTTGGGTTGTTGTTCCATCCATTTCTCATCCCTTTTTCATCCATCTGAATCCAGTTGTGGAATCCCAGTTTAGCAGACACTTCCGCCAACGTCTTTCCACAGACGATCTTTGTTCTCGCACGAGTTAGAAATCCCTCCTGCAGATTCTCGTACCTATCGAACAAGTACTTGGTGACAATAAAGCCCAACACGGAGTCGCCCATAAATTCCAACGTTTCATAGGAACCCTCGACGCCATCGTGTTGAACAGAAGATTTATGCTTGAAAGCCTTTCGATACACATCGATGTTTTTGATGTTCGTACCGATGATGGCCTCAACCTCCTGGGTGGATATCATTTTCTAAAAGTAAGGTGCGTTTTTTGTTTAAGCCTTGATGAAGTGCTTGGAGATGTGCTTCTGCAAGGTCATATAAGAGAGGGTCTCTCCCTGTGGTGTTTGCAGGAGCTTCTTCAGAGGCTCATCCTGAATAATTTTTCGTCCATCCTCTGGGTGGGACAGACCCTTGTCCTTGACATACTGCTTAACGAAACGGGTCACATCCGTGCGGGACACCTCGGTGCCCTCGGCGAGACCCATGAAGTCAGTCAGGTCCTTGGTGACCTTGCAAGGCTTGTTGAAACCGGTGTTGGCAGCACGCTCCTTGGCCTTGGATCCATCAGGATCATCCTGCAGCTTGGCCATCTTGCGAACCAGCTTGGTGAGACTCTTGATCTCCTTGCGCATCTCGGTAAGCTCCTTCATCACGTCCTCGGTAGACATTGTTTTTCGTACTTACCTTTGTTTTCATTTCTTTAATTTACTTCTCAAGGAGAGATCCACCTACACCTCCAAGGATCTTGTAGGACATGGCATCACGGACGAGTGCCTGATCACCGCAGAATCCGCCTGGAGTCAGGTCCTTGGTGTAGTAGGCGGCGTCCTTTCCTGGACCGGGCACGCACTCAAGCGAGTAAGGCAGCTTGGTGACGGCGTTTCCATCGATCATGGGTGAAACATCCACCGGCTCTGGGGACAACTTGTATCCACTCTTCTTCATGCCCATAAAGCACTTGACATACATAAGCACCACGATGGCCAACACGAGTACGAGAACAATCCGACTGCTGATCATATTTCTTTACTAAAGTACGGTGATTATTTTTCTGCGTTAAAGAGATGACCACAAGTTTATGTACTGTCATTAAGTATAATGAGTGATTTTGAAATTGAACTCGACAACAATGATGAGATGATGGTCGACCTGGATGCCGATGAGCAGGATCTTTTCAACGGTGTCGTCCTGGATGCCACCAAGCGCAAGCGTACGAACAACCCGAGTATGAACGATCGACCAATCAATGCTCCTGCGGCTTCGTTCATGGCTTTTGCCAATCAAGGGAAGCAAACGCCTTCGGCGCGCCCTGCCCCTCCACCCGAAGAGCCTGAGGATCATGGCGAAGGGTTCGGGGATGACTATGGTGGCGGAGTCAATCTCGAGGGAGGCTATGAGGATGATGCGCCTTCTCCTGGATACAAGTCGATTGATGATGAGAAGGCCGACCTTCTGAACAAGATTACTCGCCTGGAGCGAAAGGGAATACGAACGGCTGAACGATTCAACATTCATTCATCGATTCACGATATTCGTGCAGAGGTCAAGCGGATGTCCTACTCTATCGAAGTGGATCAGTCTGTCAAGATGCAGCGGAGGATGCTCATCGCCTTTGTGACTGGAATTGAATTTCTCAACAAGCGCTACAATCCTCTGGATATCCATTTGGATGGGTGGTCCGAGTCAGTGATGGATGGTGTGGATGACTATGATGATGTATTCGAGGAGCTGTACATCAAGTATCGTGGAAAGGCGAAGATGGCACCCGAGTTGAAATTGCTTATGATGCTTGGTGGTTCTGCTACAATGTTCCACCTGACCCACTCTATGTTCAAGTCAGCAATGCCCCAGATGAATGATGTCATCAGGCAAAATCCAGATCTCATCAACAGCATGATGTCTGCTGTGGCAAACACTGCTAAAAACGCCCAGGATAGGAATCTCGATCCTCGACCTGCACCGCCCATCTCCAGAAGGGAGGTTCAGGGACCGAGCATGGATCTCTCATCGCTGATGTCGACGTTTATGAAACCTCAATCGACAGCGACTCGTGACGTCGAGGAAAATAGGGCTCCAGTGGCTTCTGTAAGTGATGGAAATATCGAGGATGATCTTTCTGATATCGTGAGTGTGAACGGTTCGGTCAAGGAAGTTGAAGTTTCTGCACCGAAGAAGAAGCGTGGCAAGAAGGGAAAGACGACGTTGGAATTGTAAATAATTTCCCAGGTCATACTAAATAATGGTGGGCTATTCTCCCATTGATGACGAACCCGTTATGGTAAAAAAAACAACACCTCTCCCACCTCCTCCTCCGCAATCGGAGGATGTTCAATTTTACGAGGTTGACGGTGTGATGGATTCTGAGTTGGGATACATGGTCGTTCTCTTCATGATTGGTGTTGGTGCTCTTGTTCTCAAGGACATCATAAATATTCTGAGGTAATGTATTCTTTGGCCGTATGAAACCCATGGTAAAACAAACGCTTTTTGGTATCATTGTCCATTGAAAAGTTGAATGCTTCACCTTCCTTTAGATTAATAAATATTGTAGGTTTTTCATACACCACTCTATTTTTCATGATTGAAGTAATAAAGTGTTGAATGAAATCGACGAATGACTTGATTTTCGTCGTATTTTCTGTAGGTTCATTTGGACCAAGTTCGATTGCAAGGAGTTCCTTTATGTTCTTATCTACGAATGGTGTAATTGGACTTGTTTCAAATGCAGCAAGATCTATGTATCTATGATCCTGGTAGACTACGGATTCAAATAGAAATGGAATTCCTATGCTCATGGAAACGGCATAGGACACTGACATGTCGGGATGTGTGTGGTGGGAGAAGTAACAACTTTTCTGGAGATTTAGGTTGTAGGCCGAAACGTAAAAATCCATCCCAGACCATTCCTTGAGTTCCTTGAATGTAAAATCTTCTTTTCCAGCTAATTCCATGCACAATTTTGAAAACAATGTTCTCCACCGTTCTGCTGGAACCATCCCGTAATCATTCAGAAATGATTTTAGATTCAATTTCATCATGGACTGAACATCGATGTCATGAATAAGTTTGAATAACTTGAAACAGTCCCACTTGGCTACCAGAACACCAAATGCCACAATGGATCCGGCTGATGAACCAGCTACCGCTTCAAGCGAATCCAGTTTCCCATTGATCTGCAAGGCATAGACGGCACCTAGGATCGCATAAAATCCCATAGCTCCTGGACCAACCACAAGGTACTTCATGTCCCTTTTTAGAACTCGAGAGGACTTTGTGAACGAATAATCGCGAATAAAATCCAATATAGGAAAGTATATTGAACGATTTGGTCTTGCGTCTTTGTCATGCTGCTCAAAATCAGGTACATCACACATGCAAGATACACTTCTGAAGGGCGTATGACGTACTTTGTGACACCCTTGGTTACAATTATATAAAGAATCCCAAATACAGAGGTCATCCCCAAACGGTCTACGAAACTTTCCATACCCGTGACTGCGGGTGAAAGGAGAGCGAATAGCACGCTTGGAATTATGACCTTTGTACTTGTGACATCTGGCAGTCGAACCATATTTATTGATTGCCAACATTTAAAACTAATAGTAGTATTCATTTTTACAAAACTCTGAAAACGTAAGCGTCACTGGAATCATATTATCATAACAATGTTCTCTGTATAACTCCCAATTATTCCACAGCTCATCACTGTAATAGGCTATCCAGTCTTCATACTCATATTCATTGGGATCCACGAAGTCTTCATCTTCCTCATCAACAGTATAGTCCTCAATCACATGAGGCTCGGAAGCAATTGGAGTGTAGTCGAGAAGATTAGATCCCACCATCTTTGGTTACTACTTACTCTTCGGATTTCTTCTTTAACTTGAGTTGAAGGCTTGATGTCTCCTTGGGCTCTAACTTATCCTCGATCTCCTTGATAATCTGATTTAGGCGTTCCTGACCTCCCTCAATATAATTTGGTAGTTCATCCATTAGGATTTTCTTAGTGATCGCTGGCTTCTTAACTGACGTCTTCTGGGTGACCTTGGTTCCGCCACGCGTCTGGACATCATCAATCTTCTGAGCCTTCATATATCCACCAATGAAGGTCTTCAGGCTGGACTCGCGGTCCTTGAGTACCTTGATAGCCTTTTGAGCCTCATTCAGCTGAGTCTTGATTCCCTCTAGCTCGGCAATCGCCTCCTTGAACTGATCGCTAATCGGCATTCCGTCAGACATAGTTTTGTTAACCAGTTGTGTAATTTCTTTAATTCAAAAACAGTCAGAGTTGTTTCCCTGAATGTTTCTAAAATGTATTAATCTAGATCAATCTAAGCGGTACCCTGACCAAGCTCGAAAGCGGGGCGCATCTGGTCCGGGACGATCGTCGACGTGTTGAAGATCGTGACAGGGTCGCGAGGGTTCGGGGGCTCCGACCGGATCTGCTGGTTGGCATTCCGGAGATTTCCTCCCACAGTCTCGGGGTAGCCGATGAGGGCGCGGGGGTTCAGGTAGTTCTGACCCTTGAGGATATCATCGGGGGCGAACTCACCGAAGTCCTCCTGAGCCGCCACATCGCGGGGGAGCAGGCTGGAGGCAATACCCATCCCATTGGCAGCCGCCGCGGGCACGGAAAGAGAACCGCCGTTCACTGGAGCGGGCATGGAAGCATCCACATTGGCACCCTCATAACCCTCCTTTCCGTTGAGGTAGCTCCAGCTGTACATCCCCTCCTTGGGGGCCATTCCGCGGGCGCGG